GTACTGGTAGAGCATTACGTCTTTGTCCAGGCTTACCGTAACCCGCTCATGCGTCCGCCAGATCCACTGGAGGCGAGTTCCGGGCGGCAGCCTATCCTTGTCGACCATGTTCGGCTCAACCACCATGATCGATCCATTGACCGAGTCGATGATCTTTGCCAGCTTGCGTCGGACAAGCTCGTGGCGCTCGATGATCCTGACCTTCTGCTCGTTCCCGATGCTTTCGGTAAACTGAATATCGGAAATAGAGATCGAGGCACCTTCGTAGTCAGGGTTCATCGAAGGCCTGTCGGCCGCCGGCCCATCCTCTCCCGGCGCCTTGTCAATGGCAGACGCCTTGTCTGGATACATGAACTTGAGGGCAGACCTGTCGATCAGGCGGGAGACAATCACATACTTGGCATCAGACAAATCGGGCTCGCGGCTGTTTGGGTCTGGGTAGACGTCCCAGACCGGGATGTTCTTCCACAGCACCTCGCCGTTTCCGTCGTCTGCATAGCGGTCGATGAAGACCTGGAAGTAGCAGGCGCCAAGCGCGAAATAGTCCAGGGCCGCACTAATTGACTGCTGGTCTCCATTGCTGTTCTGCCAGATGTAGTCATAGAGCGTGTTGAACAGGGCGGCCGTTGCTACGTCGCCGTCTTCCATCGGGTAGTACCTTGCCGACGGCCTGTTGGCCAAGAAGATCGACACCTCATGCTGAATGACCGGCATCACGCGGTTGACCGAAAGCGGCGCCATGCCTTTCTCGGTGATGCGCTTGATCTCGTCGTCGGTCCACTGCTTGCCGAGATAGAAGTCCTCGTCCTCGGCGGCGTTGCGCGCCCAGTCTTCCCTTGCAGACGCATACTCCAGGTAGAGATGATAGGAGAGCTGGGCCTCGTTTACAGAACTAGCCATGATTCACTTTCGACCTTATCCCGCCGCTGCGGCGCTGTGCCCGACTGCGGGCCAAGAATTGGCGGCACGAGGACATCGTTCGCGTACCAAACGGCGTCCATGATGTCGTCGTGCTTTGCTCTTGGAAACATCAGCAGCTCGCCCTCGAAGTCGATTGCCGACTCGAGGTGGTAGAACATCCCCAGCGCGAACAGCGGCTGGAGAGCACGCAGGCGGGAGTCCTTTGCCGCACGCGGCTTGGTCTCATGCACTGCAAGATACACATTTCTGCGCGCCATTGCTTTCCTGAGGGCAGTGGCCACCGCCTGCTGGAACTGCACAGTCTCGATATGCACCCTCTCCGCGCCATACCGCTGACAAACATCAATGATTGACTCGCATATCTCGTCGATATCGCTAGTCTTGATCTTCTTGTGCGGCAGCAGGAAGCGGCGCTCCTTATAGTCCATTGCCAACGGGGCGATTACGGTCCAGTCGGCCCTGTGGTCCTCAGAGATCGCCAGGTCGATCCCGACCGAAACGCTCAGCGGGGTCCACAGGCCTTCCGACTCCGAGTCAACCCCCTCAAACCTGATTGCAGGGGTGCCGTCATCCAGGAGCCTAAACTCGCCGCTCCAGTACCGGAACATCTCCCGCTTGAAGTTCTGCGTGTTCTTATTGACTGGATGGTTCTGGTACTCCTGCCAGAAGGCGTCCTCTTTGCCACGAGACTTGTAGGACTCGTAGTGCTCCTTGAGCCGCTGTGGCGGGAAGCGCTCCGGCCATAGCGGATTGTCGAAGTCGTCGCCGATGGCCGCCTGGTAGAAGCGCGTCTTGAAGGCCTTGTCCTCGCGAATGCTGGACAGGTAGGCGCGCTCGCTAATGATGGTGCCGATGGCGATGAGTCGGCCATCGTCGGACATCGACGGCTCCACGGCCTTTGTGATCCAGTCGATGTTCTTGTCGATGGCCTCGGGGGTGAGGCTGTTCGTCTCGGACTCGAAGTCGTCCAAGATGATCAGGTTGGGCCGAGTGATGCTCTCACGCCCCGTCAGCATGCCCCGGATGCGCTGGCCCGTGCCCTTCGCTATGATGCGCACGCCGTTGCTGGTCGTGATGTCGTCCTCGGTCCACTTGTCCCCCTTGAGGCTGCCGAAATAGCTGAGGATGCGCGGATTGTTTTCCAAGTTGTGCTTGATGATCGAGAGAAAGTTGACCGCCTGCGACTGCGACTCTGACACCAAGAGGATCATCAGGTCCTCGTTCTGCGGCTTGAAGATGGTGCGCCACATCGGGAATAGCACAGAGACGACAGTGCTCTTGGAGTGTCCACGTGGCGCGATGATCCCAAGCCGCTTGATGCTGTTGTCCTGCAGGTCGGAGTAGATCTCGCGGTGGAAGGGCGGCGTGGCGGCCGAGAGCGCATTGGGCATGAAGAGGCGCCCGAACGTCTCGATGCTCTTGGAGCACGCAAGGATTACTTCAGTCTTATTGTCAGTCAACGAGCGTCCAACTGCCGGTAAGCAGAACATCTGCCACTCTCAAGGCCCGCTCAGGGGTGTCCTCCCGAGCCCACTTGCTGTCAAGGGCTTCGCGCCACGCGGCGTGCCAGTCCTCGACCTTGATGGCGTCGATCATCTTCTCGAACCCGAACAGCCCATCCAAGCCGAGCTGGTAGGCCATGTTGATGAGAGCGGACCTGCGGGGGATTGTCATGCGCCCCCAGACGCCACCAAGCCGCTCCTCAAGCTTCCAGGCGATCTCGCCAAGGCGTCGGCTCAGGAGCCAGCGGGCCTCGCCCTCGGTCAAGCCAGAGGCCTTCTGCGGGTCGACGCAGAGGCCGTAGCCGATGGTCCAGTAGCCGAGATGGTCCTTGTAGACCGTCGGGCTGAACCCTTCCTCCTTGGCGACCCACTTAACGACGTCCACTATCGGCTCCAGATGGAGGCAAGGGCGGTGCCCATGGCCACAAGCACGGCGAACATCCCGCCGATCAGGGCGTTGCGATGCCCGTCAAGGGCGTCCCGGATACCGTCGATCTCGTGCGCCTGAAGGCGGCACGACCTGCCGAGCCCTGGGGCCTCTCTGGCCTCAAGGGCAGAGATGCGGGCGTCAAAGTTGGCGATGTGATGAACCACGTAGGTCCTGAATGCCATTTCACTCTGAATGGCCTCTTCTGGCGTTAGGTTTCCATTTGCCATCCCAGCTCCGCTATGGGCATGCGCCGTTAATAATCCAGGTGAACGAGTCGCTGCATACAAGCGATTCGTTTCCGGCCTCGTCCATTGCCTTGACCTCAAAAATCGCAGTCTTCCCTGCAGAAGCCGCAAGCGAGAAATACTCTTCTAATGAGGTCGTGTACGTTGAAGTCCATGCAGACCAGGCCGTCGCCTTGCCGACATAGGCCCTATATGCCCATACGCTCGGCTCGTCGGCTGAGGCATTAAGCCTCTGCCATGCGGAGTTACAGACGGCGCTACATGAGATAATCGGGGCTGTCGTGTCGGGTGGGCTCGGCGGTGCCGCTGGCTCCGGCGCCTCATCGTTCTCCCATGCAACCATGTTTGCCGGCCTTCCGGGCGCCAGCGGGTTGCCGGACGTTCCGCCAATCGTCACGGGGTAGCCGGTAGATGGAGAATTGCTCCTGTCAACCACAAAGACATATGCGGTCGATCCAGATGCAAATGCGGTGGGGTTGTAAACTTCTGCGGTAATCGACGACTCCGACCATGCGGACGGAATAAGCGTCTCCCGAACGGAACACAATTCATAGTCGGCATTGTCGCCAACCTCGACCCGCGCCATCGTCGTGTCTGCGTACAGGCTGGACCAATAAATTCGCATTTCAGGAACAGGGCTAGTGTCGCGGGCAAAATACCTGGACAGGTAAAACCAGTTGTATGTCTCCGCATCTTCCGCAGCGCCGCTCTCAAAGAACGACACGCCGCTAACTACTCCCATCTGCTCGCAGTCAATATTGACAAAACTGGTCCCCGTCTGGCTGGGTCTGCCCTGCATCATCCCGCGCTCAAGTCTGCCCCACCTGTCAATTGGAAAACTCGACATCGAAAAGTAGTCATGCTCGGAAACATCGACACTTGCCCCGTCAGACGGATTCCGCGCCTCGACGTAAAGGTTTACTCCTGACGTAGGGCCATTCAGCGGGTAGCAGTCAACACGGGACTGCCGCACCACGTCGCCGTTCGGGTACGGCTGGGTAGAGAACTGCCCAAGCGATTTGTAATTCCGGCAATCCCAAAACGCGCCGTCCATGCTGTCAATATACATCCACCCGGCAACATACAGGGTGTCTACGTCGGTCCCCTCTGCAACGCCAACGCCGTATCCAGAGATCGCATACGGGTAAGTGTGATTGGAGTAGTCCTGCATGATGCTGACATCGCCAGAATATCTTGCGCGGGTATTCTGGTACGTCACCATCGTACTGTCGCCGCCTACATAGCCGCGCTGCGTCTCAAATCCGCCATGCTCCCACAGAAGGGCAATGCGCCCGTCGTCGCCGTCGCCAGGAGTGCCCTCCTGAAAAGACGACCACCGCATAGGCGCGGCAACACCCTTCGTGCCGAAGTCGGTGCCGGTAATGGTAACAGATTCACCGTGGGAAAACTCACCTGACACGCCATTAATCGACTGCGCCGAGACGGGTGCAGCGACCAGAAGTGCGGCAACAAGGTACTTAATCATCAGTTCTCCTCCGCCCTCATGTTGAGAGGCCTTCCTGGCGCCTGCGGATTGCCGCTCGAGCCGCCGATTGTCACTGGATACCCATCGGAGGGCGTGTCGGAGTTGTCTACGATGAAGACGTAGGCTGCGTCTCCAGGCTGGAAGTGCCCGACGTTCACATCTGCCGAAACAGAGGTATATGACCATTCGGTCGGGATCTGGATCTCGCGAAGCGTGCAGTCGTCATAGACGGGAGCGTTGCCAATCTCTATCCGGCACAGCGAGCTGTCCACATAGACATTGTCCATGTACGACCAGTAGTCTGTGGACCGAAGAGGGTTCATGTCCCAGTTTACGCCGACCTGCCCAAGCCAGACATTCGTGTACTGGTAGTACTCGCCGCGATTCGCTCGCGGGCCGCTCGTGAGCTTTTCATAGCCAACCGCACCGGCCCAGAATTGGCCGTTTGCAACATACGGATCGCTAAGGATTGCGTAGTGCTCAATTCTGTTCCACTCGCTCCAGCTCCATGGGATGCGGCCAAAGTTGCCCGTGTCCAAATCCTCAGTGGTGTGAATGTACGTTTCTGGAGTTGAGCCGTACATGGGGTAGCAGGCGGATAGGCTGAATGTCCCCCAGCCGTTGTACCAGCTCGGGAGCCCGCCCTCAAGAGTGTCTTCCCCATAGATCGGGACAAAGTCCCTTGTGACGAGCCTGGACATCTTGATGTTCACATAGTCGGTGTTGTCTTCGTTGAATGGGGCGCCGACAGTCATGTTCTCAAAGCGCGTATTGTAGGTTAAGTACAGCGTGTCAGTGTGGCCGAACTCGAACCAGTTTGTCGTAAAGTCGCCTTGCCTGCCGTCATAGACATGATTGCCGAAGCTAAGGTTTCCAGCGTAGGCTTGCCGGGAACTGTACCTGCCGCCTGGGTATGGCCCATGGGTCTGCCACTCCGGCTGAATGCTTGCGATCTCTACACTGTCTGCGCCGGCCTCGAATGTCTCCCACTTGATGGGCGGCGCGTGAGGCTTATATCCGAACCCAACCCCAGAGACAGTTATGGACTGGCCCTCGCTGACCTCGCCCTCGACTCGCGAAATAATGATGCCTTCTGGGTTGACGATAACTGGATAGCCCTCTGAGGAATTCCCATCCCTATCGAACACGTATAGGTATGCCGTGTCTCCAGGAAGGAACGCGCCAGTGTTCACCTCCACCGTGATTGAGCCATTGCTCCACTCAGTCGGGATCTGCATCTCGGTGAACGAGCAGGCCTCAATGGTGCTTGCGTCGCCAAGCTCGACGCGTGCGAGGGTCGTGTCGCCATAACAGTCGTCCAAGTACTGCCAGCCTGGGTAGCCGTCTGCGCTGAGATAGTGGCCAAATAGGATCTGCCTGTACCCATCATGCCCAAGGTCATTGTTGTACGTGAGAAGATTGGTCTCTTCGTGCCTCTTGCTGTTGATGCTATAGCCAGCCCTGCCGTTTGGAACGCCGGGGTCGCTGATTGCGGCCCACCATGTCATGCTGTTCCAATCGTTGTAGAAGTAATCGGACTCCTCGATCCGCTCGTTCAGCCAGTCCTGATTCGTATATCCATGGCTGACGATGCCATCAAAGAACGTGTAACCGCGATCATTCCCGATGTTGAAGTTCGGAGCTCCGTGCGTCCTGTCTGGGTCATTCGAGTTGAACCGCGCCAGCTTGATATTGTGAGGCTCAAGGCTTCCAAACGAGCTGTCGATCCGCCATTTGAACGAGCCGAAGGCCAGCGTGAATTCAGTATCTCCCGTGTCGTAGTCAAGTCCAAGGTCCTGAACTGCCCCGTCAAAGAAATAGTTGGCCGACGACAGGCTGCCGGAATACGCATCGACGTCGCTGTAGGCGTTCAGGTGGGACTCGGGCCAGCCGCTCACGGACTGCCCGGCAATGCCGCCCTCGAAGTCGTCCCAAATCAGCGGTGCAGCCGGCGACTTGACGCCAAATCCGGTGCCGACAATGTCGATGGTCTGGCCGTCCAAGACCGCGCCATGCACGCCACCAATGGCGAGCTCTTCGTTTGCGAGAGACAGCGGGTATCCGTCGGACGGATTGCCGTCTGCGTCGACAACGAACAGGTAGGCCGAATCGTTGATGTCGATTCCTGCGTGCCTGAGGCGCGTCGTGATCGAGGTGTCTGACCACGAGTCCGGGACCATCACGCTCAGAACGGAGCACTGTGCATAGACGGCGTTGTTGCCGACCTCGATGCGAGCCCTGGCGTTCGGCCCGTATGCACAATAGAAGTCGTCCCAGAACGGGGTACAGTTCGGCTCGTAGCGGCCCTGCCCATTGATGCGGATATACCCGCGCTCCTGAGAATGCTCGGGATACCAAGTCTGAACGTTCTGGTCATCAACCCACATCGTAATCGGGTTGCCAGACTGCCCACTGCTGTACTGGACCACACCGTCGAGCCCAGTGCTTCCTTTATGGTAGACCGATCTATAAATCCATGTGCCCTTTTCGGGATACGGCTCGCCAATGGAAGTCAGCCACTTTTGATATGGACTTGCGTTGCCTACGAGGAGGGCGGAAGACGGAAGCATCGTCGGAAGGACGATGTCCTGGTCCCCGGTAGAATGAACAGAGCCATATCCCGGACCCTGGAGCCAGACCATCTTGTAGTTTAGCTGGTCCACATGGGTCTCCCCTGGCCACTGCTGCCCTTCAGGCAGGAAGCTCCATGCAGAGTAGTAGACTTCGTTAACCCCAGGCGGGAATGCGGCAGCGACCCAGTTGGTCGGCGTCGATTCATATGTGACCGAGTGATCAGCCCTGAAGGCCTGCGACCCGCTGAAGCTGTATTGGCCAGAGTACTCTGCGCAAGTGTCCTCGGGGTACGTCGGGCCAAGGACATCCCACTCGCCATAATACGCCGATCCTTCGGCAGTACTGATCTCTGTCCCGATTGCCCCGCCCTCGAAGTCGTCGAAGATGAGGATCATAGGGCCGTCCTGCCCAAAGCCAGATCCAGTGATCGTAATCGGCACGCCCTCGTACAGGTCGCCGCTTGCAGAGTTCACGTTGGTCACGGTCTGGCCAAGCGCCGAGCACGCCACAAGCATGATGGCGGCCACTGCAGCTCTAAGCATTAACGCACCCCCAGGACCCAAAGCATCGGGCGGGAAGTATTGGTGTTGGAGTGGTGCATGATGTCTGCGGTCTCGGTGAACATCGGGCTGTTGTTGATAACCGTGATCAGGAAGCCTCCGCACGGGTCGCCGTCGGCCCATGCCTGCGCTGCAGCCGTGGCGTCAAGACCAATGGCCGCCGCCGGCACGGAGGACTCGGTCATCGTCGAGTCGCCGAAACCTGCAGAGAAGTCGGATGGGCTTGGATACGAGTCGAGGGCGGGGCTCCACGGCAACTGCTCGCTCGAGTCGTAGTAATTGTACGAGGCGTCATTCTGGCCAGTCCACGCGGCCATTGCCGCAGTGTTGATGCCATATGCGCGCAGCGTGTTGCCGGCTTCGACCTGCGCGGCCGTCGACACAACAAGCAACTGCGCCTCAATAATCGTCATTCCGGCCAGCGAGTCCGCGACGCCAGAGAAGTAGAGGAGCATGTCCGACTCTGTCCCGGTTAGAGGCCAGATATGGTCGTGCCCGCCAACGGCCGCGACTGTGCGGATGGATGCTGGGTTGGTTCCAGCGGTGTCTGGATAGTCGGCCTTTAGCATCGAGTAGTTCACATCGCCCGTCACCGAGTACGCTTCGGGGACATTGCGAGAGATGCCGAGGCCGAGAACATTCCATACATATCTGTCGCCAGACGGCGTAAAGGACCCAATCGCGCTTTCATCGCTGAAGGCGAACAGCACCGTATCACCGCCAGCGCTAGGCGGAGGCGGCACGGCGCGATTGAAGATCTTCCTGATGGGGCCGACCCATGGGGCCTGATTGGAGGCGGCGTCAACAAGCTTGTAGCGCATGTATATCGTGTCGCCGTCGGCGTATTTCGTCTGATAATAGGTGCTTGCCTTGGCAAAGACGCTGTCTGCGAGCGAGGCGGGCTGCAGCGTCGGAACGGACGGCGCCCAAATCTCACCGGCGCCAACCTTCGCCTGGGAAAACAGGCGAATCGGCTCTGCCGCTTCGATTGACATATAAGTGTCGACAACGCCCTTTGACGTATCAAAGCCGGCATACCCGAAAGTGCCGGTCGTGTCTGGATAGTCCACGTCGCCGCCGCTTTCCGGCTGATTGATCTCGATAACGGATGCGATTTGGCTGTAGTCGCCGGAGGTGCCATCGTTGACGTACAGGCGCGACTTCACCTGGATCGCGTCGTTGAACAACGCACCGTCCGGCGTAGCCACGTCAGACATGTCGCCGAGAGCCCCGACCGCATACATCCGATATTCCCACTTGCCGCGCCTGACGGGCGGCACGTCTGCGGCGGTATGCGTGTATCCCAGCGAGTCTGCCGGGATGCTGTCTGAGATCCTCTGCCAGTCGCCGTCGTTGTATCTGCCATCTAGGGCGTAGTGATCCGGCGCCGGAGTCCCCTCCTCCCACGTAATGCGAACGGTGGAATCAGCGTCTGCGGTGGGCCATGGAATGGAGGTATCTACAAGCTCGTTGGCCACGCTTGCCGCATATGGCTGGTACGGGAAGACGGCCTGGTTGGGCTCAGGATCGTTGTCCGCCCAATACACGTACTTGTAGTTGACGTCCTTGTTGGCCTCCCAGTTCACTTCGAGCTGCGCGAGCCCGTCCCTAGACAGGCTGAGCCCGTACAGGTTGAACATGTAAATCTCTGGGGCCTCGTACACGGTTGCCGTAACCTGAATCTCTGGTCCGCGAGCTCCCTCCACGCCGATGCTGTTTACGGTTGACATTGCGTAATAGTACGACTGTCCGTTCAGCACGTTGTAGTCGGCATACCCCTGAAGGCTTCCTGCAGGGCTTGCAATGAGCGCAAGCTGCTCGTAGTTGGTTCTGCGATAAATCCTATAGCTAGACGCCCCATCAATCGCGTCCCAGCTAAGCAGCACAACGCCATCAAAGGACACGCCATCCACAATGGGAGGCGGCAGGGCGGGTGTCGTGTTGCTCAGGGTCGTGACTTCAATTGCCGCGCTCTGCGGCCCCTCACCGGCCCTGTCCGTCGCGCTCACCGCATAGAAGTACGTGGTCTCCTCTGACACCGCGTAATCGACGTACCCAGTCGTTCCAAACCCCGACGCAAGAACGGCAAGATCCTCGCCGCCCTCGGCCTTGTAGAGCGTGTACGTTCTCGCGCCTTCAGGCGGCGTCCAGTACAGGAGCACGGAGTCGTATCCAGCCACAGCAGTCAGGCCAGTCGGCGCAAGCGGCGGGATAGTGTCAACGGGGGCTTCTCCCCCGTTGACGACGATAACCTTCTTTCCGGCGTGCGCGAGCGGCGCGAGCGTCGCGAGCGCCGCGAGGGCGGCCAAAACTAGAAGGATCTTCTTCATTAGTATTCCACCACGATTTTAACGGATACGCCAACAGAGTTGACGAACCTGATGTAGTCGCAATTGACATCAAAGACGTTCGGCTGGTTTGCGTTCAGGGGAACAGTCGCCTCGACGGACGTGGAGTCCCCGGCGGCCTGGGAAGGCGCCCCGGTCCACTGAGACCCAGACCGCACGCCAAACTCAACCAGGCACTCGTCGTCCGGCGTCAGGGTGATGGTGTTGGGAGAGGCCGTGTACGAGCCGCCAGTGGGGGCCATGCGCACGTTGACGCGATAGTCGTTGGTCGGCACCACCAGGGTCTTGCCCTTCGGCATGGGGCGCGCCAGTGCGGCCCCGGCCAGCACGGCGAGGCAGGCGGCAATGACCGCAAGCTTCTTCATTAGCCGATCTCCTTCCACTCGGTCAGCTCAATCTGTTCGTAGTCCTCATCGTCGAAGCTGACGTTGTGAATGAACTCGGCAGCGCTCTTGATCAGCATGTCCAGCACGATGCCGTCGAAGGGCTCGAGATACCAAGGCAGGTTGATGGCGCGGTCGAGGGCCTCCTTGACGACCTTGTGCTTCTCGCGGTTGGTCAGCTCATAGCCCCCGACGGTGATGCGCTCAACGGTCGCAGCGAAGGCGATGATGACCTCCCAAAGGATGTCCCAGTTGTGCTTGATCTCCTCCCACGGGGTCTCGTAGTCGTCATCGTCCTCGTCAAAGGGGTTCCAGTCGAACTCCTTCAGGCCGGTGTACTTGTCCCGAAGGTCGGCAAGGTCCAGGTACTCAAAGAGGAAGTCCGCGACTTCCTTAGGCTCGATCTTGATGCTCATCGTCAAAAATCTCCATTGTAGCCCAATAATGGGCGCTACCATCTTCGCCACGCAGGGCGGCTCGCCATGCATCTCGGAGGGCGACTTCGTTCAACATGAGGCCGTGAATGGTGCCCTCTGGCGCGGGGAACAGGTCTTTGGACCCGTCCTCGTTCTCCCATTCGATCCAGTCTGAATTTGGCATTAGGCGCCTCTCGGCAATGGCACAAGAGTCGGCCACCCGCCGATGAGCTCGACATATCCAGGAGCCCATGACGAGTGGGTGGAATCTACTTCCAGCTTGTACTCGGTCAGCGACTCGTCCTGCATGTGGCCCCCGTCGCAGATGACGTATTGGCCATAGCGGTCGAAGCTGACCCCCAGGTAGTGCTGGTGCGCCGTTATGATGTTCTGCCTGTACTTGTGTGCGAGAACCTGCGCTAGGCTCAGCGGGGCCGACCTGGCGCTTACCGGATGGGTGATTCGCCAGTCGCCCCAAGGGCTGTCCTTGAGCACCATCCACCTGCGCTCCCCTATCACTATGCGCTTGCCGGCATCTGGCTTGACCTCTCCACCAAGCACCATGTCCATGAGCTGCCGGAAGCCCAGCGTGCCGTTGGACATGTACTTGAAGCGGGTCCCATCGTGATTACCGGGGATGATGTAGATGGTGTCAAAGACCCTGAGAGCTTCGCGCAGGATTCCCCTGGCGACCAGAAACTCCTCCGCCGTCTGCGTCGGCCCCTGAGTTCCCCACGACACGTACTTCGACGCCCACCCCATGTCCATGAAGTCCCCGCCGATAACCAGACAGCGGACCCCAGACGCGCTGGCGCGCTCCAGAGAAAGATCCATGAGCTCTGGAATGTGGAAGGGGATGTGGGTGTCGTTCCAGATGTGGCAGTCCTGGTACGGGACCTCCAGCCCAATAAGGGGGGAGGGTTGGCCTGTTT